TAGGAGTCTATGCCCTTAAAACCACGATCCCCATCCACTAAGGTCGGATCATCAAGTCTACCCATTGGTTCGTATCTTGGCATTACTTCTTTTTCCTAATTTCCTGGTAAAGCTTGATACTCATGTAAACCAATGTGACCAAGCCCACCGCAATTCCTAAGAATGAATCTATTGTGGATAAGCCAAAGGTTGCCGCTGTTCCGCTCATACCTAAGACTGAGACACGATCAAACATCATCTACGCCCTCCTGGTGTGAAGTAAAATCCAATAATTAAAGGAAGCACTACGGTTGCCTCGAAAAGCGCGATATGTCCTGTTGTAACAACCAAAGGGGCTTGCTCTGCTGGAAAACTGAAGAGTCCGAAAAGGAACTCTCTCCTTCCTTCTCCTGTGATATTTGTTGTACTGACGAGTGGAACGCTTGGATATATGGTTGTGATACAGGTAATGAATGAGAGCGTACACATCCCAATAAGAGCAAGCATGCGACGAGTAGCCCTAGTAAAAGCACCGCCCGGACCAGTGTTAAGTGAGGCTTGAAACTGAACCGCAAATTGATTGTTTCTGCACTCACGGGCCATTTCCATTTCATACTTCTGCTGGCGAGCGTCAGTAATCGCACCAAACACGCCTTTAAGAATACTGCCCATTGCGGCTGACCCCCCGCCGGTAAGAAAGAGCGTAAGTAATTCAAACATTTCATTTATCCTCCAGGCGCTTGAAAAGGTTCTTTATATCCTCGCGTCTGTCCTCTGCGAGTTTTGTAAGATGCTCCAAGTCTTTAACCTGTCCGGCATCCGAAATCTCAATCTGTCGAAGTCGTTCCTTCATGTCATCTATTTCCCACTTATTACGCTTGATGAAAAATGCGAGGATTGAGAGGGCAACGCCAACTCCAGCAAACATATAATGCGAAATTTCCATGTCATTGTGTTTTTAAATATCTAAGTTCCTCAATAAGCGCGTCATGCTTTTGAGTTTGTTTTTCTAAAAACAATAAACGCATATTCTGTTCTGCATCGTCTGGTAATGCACCAAGCTCTCCCCTTGGCCACTTAATACGAAACTCAGAGTTCATATCAACCTCATGATGGATTCTGACATTTTCATTATGCAGATCATCTATATCGGATTTGATTGTTACAAAGGCATAGGTGGCTATACAGACTGCTGAAATAGTTTTCAGCATAAAAGCTACATTGGCTTTTACTACTGAGTTTTCACCTATAGCGTCAGTTGCCATTAAGGAATGTCGCTAGTCCACTCGTCTGTGGCTAGAATAGCTAATATTTCAGAGTGGGAATAAATTGTCTTGCCATCTAAAAAACTAGGAACATCCCCTACAAACTTTACGAAGAATTTAGAACCATCAATTGACTTTCTTACCTTTGATGCTTCTGTTTCCATTACTTGATCGAAGTCAACAGAGTCAATTTCATCTAAATTTAATATTACATATTGTCTGCTCATAATTTTAGTAAGGTTTATCGGAGGAATCAAAAGTTGGGTTGCCTTGGGCAGTCCCATTTAAACTACCTTTCGAGTCGTTGTAGTTATTTTCAAAGCGGTACTGATGGATAAGTTTGGTTGGGTTGTACAATCGGCTATTATATATATTAGCAACCTCCGTTGCAGTTAGTGCGGCATTAAAAATAGAAAAGTCATCCATCTTACCTTCCAACTCTGATGTGTTATCTGTTTTACTTCCTATATGTGGGTTGCTTCCTCCCGTAGATAAGGTAGATGAAGGTATTGAACTCCCAATACCACTTTGGGTAGGAACAGAACCATCCAAATAAATAGTCATTGTTGATCCGTTAAATACACCGACTAAATGATGCCATGAATTATCTTTAATACTAGCTGAATATCTCGTTCCTGCATAGGATGAACCACCCAACCCCATAAGAAAATCCAAACTAGTACTTTGGTAAAAACTTATACTATTGTAAAAAGTGTCAGTTCCTGATTGATAAAAATAAGTAGGAGAAGGAGCGGATGATAAAACTTTGACCCAAAGTGAGATTGAAAAAGCAGAAGCAGAATTTAAACTTGAAATATTTCCCAATTCAACTCTGTCATCAGTACCGTCTAAATCTAACGAGTAACCGTTCGCACCCAAAGTCTCTCCGTCACTGACGAAACCTCGCCAAGCCGCACCATCATAAATGATATAATTTTTAGTGTCAGTTTCAAAATAAGCATCACCTGCCGAGGGACTACCTGGACGAGTTGATGAAGTTGTTGTAGGAATTGTAGTTGGCATATCTTTAAGAGTCGTTGTTGAAAATTACCCAAGAACCTTCAGGTGTGAATATATAAAATTCATAAGTATCTGTACCGAATGCGATGTTAACTTCTCCGCTAGGATTAGTCGGTGTGCTTGAAAGAATATTAGCTTCAGTATTTCTAGTTGTTACATTAAACAGAGCTACTGCATTTAAAAATGTTCCGCTAATGTTTGCAGTTGTGAATCCACTAGAAGCTAAAGTAATTCCTGTAACTCCAGAATTTACTGAAGATGGGTTAGTAAGAGTAAATGTAATTACAGTGTCTGACCCTGTGGGTATGCTTTGACCGCCAGCGACTGTAAGAACTAAAATCCCACTCGACTGAGTCCATGCTCCACTTGAACCAAAGATAGCCGCGCCAGCACCTCCAACTGTTAACGATCCACTATCGCTTGTTTGTGAACCTGTTAGCCCAGCTATTGTAATAGTACTAGAAGCACTGATTGCGGCAGATGGATTAACTGTGAAGGTAAGGGTGTTAGAGTTACCAATAGCAGTCTGACCATTCTCAAGAGTAGCAGTATCAAAAGTACTAAGCGGCACAGGCACTGTCGCAGTAGCCGAAAATGTAGGTAAAACAAACATCAGCTAGCGGTGTCTCCGGCTAGAATGTAAGAAGGACCAGTTATTCCTAGTATTGAAACTACTGCATTCTGTCCCGCAATCTTAGTGTGTGACTGACGGTTCTTTAATAAACCTGTACCAGATGCAGAGAATGTTACCTGTCCTGCACCTTTTTGTAGAAATGAACAACAAAATCCAGTGCCTAAATTATCTGGTATTGTTACAGTTGTGGCACTTCCGTTATTAAGTGTGACCACTTTTCCTGCGTCAGAGGTTTGAACTGTGTAAGATGTGCCTGTTTGATCATTAAAAGTTGCGGCAAAACCAAGGATGGCGTTCCCGTCAAAATTAAAATCACTAAGGTTACCAGCATCGATGCTAATTGCACCTGTCCCAGAGTTTACACTTTGAACGGGTGCGGCTGCCATCAAATTAGTCACCGTAACCTTTTTCGTTGTTGCTGTGCCACTGACATCAGTGATTGGTAAAATATCAGACCCCGCAGGGGTGGTCCCCAAGGCGGTCAATGCACTTATCTTTTTATTTGCCATGTTATTTTATCTCCTAATCGAATGCTAAAAAGTTTCCGTCCTCAGTTTGCAGGAATGCTCCGGCTTCACTAAGTATTACACCGTCTGGTCCACTTGGTGGAGTCCCACCAGATGTAAACGGTTTGGGTACACCTACGTTTAAATCAATGCCAAGCATTACATTTTATATGCGATGACTGCACCGCTGGTTAAAGTGATACCAGTTATTCTGCCATATATTGCGGTATTTGCCGCTAAAGTAGTAGCGTCCTGACCTGTGCAGATATCTGCGATGTTATCAATGTTGCTCGTTAAACTCGCAAGCACTGTATCCTCAGTCGCTACCAGACAAAAGAAGTCACCTGTCACAGCGTCCGTTGTGTTTATGTATTGACCACCATTTAGGCCGAGTCCTCTGTATTCATTTGCCATGATCTATATTCCTGTGGGTATGGTTGTTCCGTAAGTAATAAATTGTATGTGTGATTGTTGCCCCTGCTGACGCTCAAGCTTATCGATTTCTGTAATTAAAACTGCTTCAGCCTGTTGCTGAATTGCGATGGATTTATCAAGTTGTCCATCACTTGCCAGATAATCTGCGTACGCCCCAAGGATTGCGTATTCTGAAAATATGTAAGGGAAGTTCTCTCCTGCCGCATAACCAGGATACGGTGCGCGGTAGAGAACATAAACAGGTGCGGTGCTTGATCGGTCAACGAGTACAGCCTGTCCGTTTCCGCTTGATGCGTTTTCTACCCGAAATGCAATGTCTCTTGCATTGCCAGTTTCAAATGGATCATTCTCTGTGATCCGCAGAACCTCTCCAATCGTGGTGGAATATGGAAGGACTGCAATAATTGTGGCAACTGCGGTTGCTCCGCTTCCTGACCCGCCACTAAAAGATACTGTAGGGGCGGATGTATAACCAGTGCCATGATTAGTGACTGCCGCACCGTTTACTTCGTCATCTGCATTTCGTGTCGCAGTTGCTGCCGCCGAGCTACCACCACCGCCTGAGAATGCAATGGTTGGATCTGATGTGTAACCTGACCCGCCCGTGGTTATATTTACATTGCGTACCTGTATATCGGGGATCTTCTGTTCCATACGGATAGTGTCTGGCCAACGGGTTCGTTCCCATGCCAATCTTCCGTATCGATTAAAACTTCTTATGGCGGCATTTGTTTCAGCGGCAAGAAAGGAGTCCACTCCAACCATGTAGGTCAGATTGGTCACCATTGTATTTACCGCCTCTGTCCTCATGCCGATTTAAGACTTGGTGCTGAAAATGATTTTTTCTCCGAGGACTTTGCCTTGAAGCTTGGATTGTCGCGGAGAAATTCTTTCATGAATGACTTATCTCCCCAGCAACCCCTGTGTGATTCATGCCAACGGAAAAATTCACGGGCTGGAATAGTGGCTTTTAACTGACCTAATCCTTCAGTCTTTGCCACTCCCATCTCGTTGTTTTCTTTCCGCACCATTGCTTCGCGCATGGATGCCTCATGATGTTCAAGATTCACTTCATAACGCAAATAACGGTCAAGGTTCTTCATGAACTGAGAACCGTTACCGCTCTTCCATTTTGGTAAAAGTATGTTTGGCATATTCTTTTATGTTAAGGGGAAAGGGAGTGGCCCACTCCAAGACCACTCCCACCCTTTATGTCTAAACCCAAACTTACGCGAATTGACCAAGGTCTACGATCCGTAGTCCAATAACGATCTTTCCGGCAGTGGCTGATGCAATTGCGGCATCCGTTACTTCAAGAAGTATGGATGTTGCTGTGTTCGTTCCACCAACAGGCTGTGATTGACCACCAGTAAAGGCATCACCTGTGTTGAAAACTGGTGCGGACATACCGTCTACATCAAGAGCATCGATGAACTCGTCAGGGTCACCCCCGCTGGTTCCAATGTCAATGACAAGACTGGTTGTGCCTGCTACTGCTTCGGCTTCATAAACTCCTACCATTTCGACAGCACCACCCGCAGGGATGGTTGCGATTGTGGCTTGACCACCGTTGCCGATTGTCTGGAGATCCTCAAAGGTCGCGGTGTAAATGTGCGTAAACCCGCGTCCTGCTTCATTGTTAGTTAATTCTGACATTATATTAGTCTCCTATTTTAGGATTAAGCAAAAAATCCATGTGCTTTTGGACTCATCACCGCAAGGCCACAAATTATATCTGCATAGCCGCGTCTTCCGCCTCCTTGATTCTCAAGCTCAGAATTTGACTCAGCTTGAAGAACGTGAAGTCCAACATAATCTGGATCGATCAATAGTCCTGCATCCTTGTCTAAGGTTGCGCTACCACTCGTACGTCGAAGACTTGTACTAGGCAGGATATTTACAGTACCAAAATCTCCCTCATATACATTAACTGTTAAGGTGATTTTCTTGCTCTCAGCAGGCTGAGTAACTTGATACGAAAACCCTGCTCCACCAGCTTGACGGGAAAAGTCACTGATTTCTTTTTTGAGGTCAGGACCAGCAATAAGAGTCAACTGACCACCTGGCATTCCATTAGCTTCGTACAAGCTTTGTAGTACGCTATTGAAAGTAGACTCTGTTTGAGTTCCAGTAGTGTCAGAAGCAACGCATCGTGCAAACTCAGGTATGTCGGAAGGTTGTCCACCATCACCAAGGAACTTAAACATTCCACGGGTTTTGTATGGAGATCCTGCACCTGAGTCAGCTTGACGATCCTGTGCGGAACAAACGGCGGCTTCAACATCACGTTTTAATTCGCGGATAGCAAAACTTTCACTATGAGCAAATTCATTTGCGACTCCAGCACTGTCCACTAGTTCCTGGATATTTGATACAGCGTAGGTGCGGCGGAACGATTGAATGTAATTGCCGATACGAGCGCGGTCTTTAGCTTTGTTGGAAAAACTTGAAACGTCTTCTCCTTCATTAACTCCGTCAAATGATGCGACCGAAAGATCATCAACAACGACTTCGTTAAATGTGCCTGTTGCACTGATTTTTTTAGCCATACTCACAAATGGAGTGGCTTCGGGCGTAAGCACGGTGAGAATATCAGAAATGCTTTCTCTGTTCGTACTTACGTTATAACTGGCGGCTTGTGCCATATTAGTATCCTCCTAAGATTTTTTTAGTTTTAAATAATTTTGGTAGTCTGCCATTGACCCGGAAGCTTCATATCTATTCTTAGCCGCTTCCACAGCCTTCAGCTTTTGTGAGTTCACACTTCTTGGGCGAGAGGTTCCCGCTTCTGCCGAGGCTACTGGAGCCTTTGGTTTGGGCGGTGGTTTACTCGCTTGTGCCTGTCTTGCTTTTACTGACTTCAACCCCTCCACCATCAATGCGAGGGAAAAGTTTGAGTTTGGCAAGTGATCGACCAGTGGCTTGTAAAGAGGATTGCTCTTTACCTCCATGAACAACTTGTAGTCATCGCTCTGCGCATCACCTAAAAAATCAAAGGTTTTTAATGCCTGTTGATCTGAGGCAGTGCGCTCCTTTATCCAAGACTGACGGGCTGGTGCATCCTTACGAATAATCTTTTTGGCATTATTCCGTATGCGTCTGAGGTCAGCTTTAGTATAGGTCTTATCCCCATCCTTTAGCACAAACTCATTACCTTCATCGTCATACTGCGCCTCGCCTTCTAGTCCATCCTCTGCCCACTCTATTAAAGTGCTTAGATTCTCTACTTCCTTGGCAAGTGCTTGTTCATCTAGAACATTATGAAGAGCGTTGTCCTTGAGGAACTCAGGAGTCTCTGTTGCTTGCGTTTGTTGTGCTTGTTCGGCTTGCGCCTGCAACTCAGCATTTTCAGCAAGTAACGCTTTCTTCTGGGCGGTGAGTCTACCAAACCGTTTTATCGCAGATGCGTTCAGCGATTTCGCAAGTTCTCGACTCTCCTCTTCGGACAAGTTGTCCAGGTCGATATTATATTTCTGTGAAAGAACATCTGAAGGTTGTGGGGGCGGCTCAGAATCATCCTCCGTTTCCACATCTTCAGCAGACTGTGATATTTCCTCAGAGACTTCCGTAGGCTCCGCAGTTTCTTCAGCGGGTTCGTCACTCTCTTCGGGCGTGGTAGGTGCAACATCTTTAGCTGTCTTGCGTTTCAGTAATTGATCCGCAAGTTCTGCCATTGACACATTACCATCCACGGGCGCTTGTGTGTTCACGGAATTTTCAGAGGACTCCGAGATAACCTCTTCAGTTGATGTTTCCATAATCTTCAAGGCTGTAGCCTAGTGTAGCAAAATATAGCCCTATGTAGTTACAGAGGCAACAAAAAAGCCCATTGCGCTACCCCTAACGCAATGGGCGGGTAACTCCTTGGGACGAGTTAAAGCTTATAAAATGAGTCTAGTTCCTCATCTATTGCTTCGAGTTTTCCTGCGATGTAAAAGTGTCGGTTCGGGTTTTCCAGGTTGGCTGGATTCTGCAACGCGCGAATGGTTTCTTCACGCATAGCTTCACGCAACTCAATATATCTTTTGAAGTTAGGATCGTTTTTGAGAGCGGACAGCGCTCTGATTGCATCTTCATGATCGATCTCATGTTCTGTCTTTCTCTTAGTCATTTGAAATACTCGTAAATTAGTGAAAGAAAAAAGAATGTGGTATCCACTACCACTTCTCGTTCAATGAAGAACATCGCCAGCAATACGACCCAATAGATCTCTTTCTGCAAATGAGACATCTCATTTCTTTTTACCTCTCCAGCTTACACGCTTTGGTCCCGTCTTTCTCTTGGCAACACTCTTCTTGCATTGTGCTTTGGTTGGCCGACATGCGGGATACGGACGCTTCGACGAGCGAGAGGACTTCCTGCCACAAGGTTTCCCCGTTTTGCAATCTATCCATCCTTTCCCTTGATTCTTCCCGAACCATTTTGTCAGTCCACCATCTTTCTTGGACATTATTTTTTACCTTTGACTGTTTTGTACTTACCGCCACGTCGCTTGTACTCTTTTGTCAGGTAACCAGATGCGTAAGCACTGGGCCATACTTTGTATTTTCTTTTAGCTTCCGCTTTGACACGATTATAAAGTGCCTTGTTGGTTGGAACATTTTTGCTCATCACCATTTTTTACAGGACCAATAACCCGCAGTTAATTTAGACTTCTTCTCATCGCATTTATGTCTTGCTCTGAAGGATTTACGCCTTGCGGGTATATTCTTTTTGATAGACATGTTAGGGTCACCGAATCTGACAAGGCGAACTTTATCCCCCTCTTTAGCAAGCACAGCAAACTTCTTGGATTTACCGGGGGTTCGCTTTGGTTTATTATAATTACTAAACCGCTCATTGCGATAAGTGATGCTCACTTTTTCTTACGCTTAACCATCTTCTTCCCGGTCTTCTTTGCGTAGGCTTTTGCCGCCGATTTACCTTTTGTACCGTATCCGAATTTTTTCTTACCTACCATTGGCATAATATTGGTTCCTTTCTATGCCGCTTCTGTTTGAGCGGTCTGCCCGAATTGCGTTGGAGCCGCACCCAATCTTCCAATTTCAGCGTTAGCTTTCTGTTGGATCTGCATGTTTCTTTGTTGCATGTAGTTTTGGATTCTCTCCTGCAATGCCGGATCTTGTTGTGCTTTTTGTTGAATGTCTGGCTGTGAAAGCCACTGTTGAAATACTTGCATCTTTAATTCATGCGAGTCCTGCTGGCGTACATTGGGTGGTACTCCTGCGACTAGCTCTGCAATTGTCTGTCTTTCTTCATCAACTGCTTTTTGGGATGCGGTTTCCTTTGGAATCATTACCTTCTCACTCGCTCCTGGTAATATCTGCCCAACCGCAAGCTGGAGAAGTTTTTCCGTATCCAAAGTTCCTGACCTGTCTAATGCTGGTGCAAGTTCCGATATTGCCTTCACACGCTCAAGCATTTGCTTGGGATCTTGGGTTGCCACATCAAACTGTAAATAAAAATCAAATCTCTCACCAGGTCTGCCCTTGCTAAACTTCTGAACATCCTGCATGCCTGTGACTCTAAAGAACTCTGCATCTGGTCCATACTGCTGATACAGTGTCCAGACTTGTTCAAGGACATACTTGAGGTGTGTAAATACTTTATTGATTATTGCCTGTTGTTTGTTTTGCGACTCCACTTGATCAACCCCAGCGGAAAAATTCCCAAAGTAACGGTCAAACATTTCCTGTATATATCTTCGTACTTCAATATTACCGCCATCAAACGGAGGTGTGTTGGCCCATCGTATTTCTCCAGGTGTGCGATATGGGACTCTTACACTCGGACCCCACTTAGTTGGAGGACGTCCAAGTGGATGTTCCAAAGGTGGTAGGGTTGCCAAAGACTGACGGTCAATTAATGCATCGGTTTCAATCTTCATAACCTGTTGCATTGGTTCACCCAATTCAGCAACGGATCGGGATGAATAAAGTCTTTTGCTAGTTTGTTCGTACTTTGTAATTACGAACGGATACTTGCCGTGTGCATAGTCTAGCAACTCATGTTTAGCGTAAAGGTCAGGCACATCGGGATGCATGATTGTACAGTAAATCCCTGGTATTCCATCCTCATCAAGTAACCTTTGATAACAGTACACTATTCTAATAGTCTCATCATCATCACGAATTACCTCATCCATTTGGCGCACATTATAAAGTGTGTCATCCCTCTGAGTGTGCTGGGCAAGATCCATTGCCTTATCAATAAATTCCTCGTTCCAACCCTCAGAACTAATCTTAGCACGCAATTGCTCTGGAGTCATATGAAGGACATGGAAAACATACGGGGCTTCCTGTGGATCAATTGTATAGTTCGGCCAAAATACATCCTCGTCAGGGGCAAGTGCTTTGAGTCTAGGACGATTAATAACCTGACGGGTAACCGGGATAGTGGTTGATCCTTCCTTGCGGAGTTCGCGGAGCATTGATTTACCCTTTGCCTTGGATACCTTAAATTGTTCTTTCAGAGCAGTGGACAATTCCTCGTCCATACTCCCGTCCTGTATAGCCTGTGCGATCTGTGGAAGAGCTTGGGCTATCTGGTCAAGTTGTACGGTTTGTTGCTGTTTTAATTCCTGTGAATCGTACCATACATAATGGCACATAAGTCCCTTCTCGAAAAAATGGTTCAATCCAAGTTCCAACTGATCATAGAACTCTTCCATCTTCGAGTTAATCAACCAACGCAAAAACATGGATATTACATTTGATCTTTCAATATCACCGCTTTCCACGGGGGTTGCGACAATGTGTGCCTGTCTTGCCGCATTCATTACCATTGCCACACACTTATTGATTTGATTATCAACCATGCGCACTGATTGGTCAGAACTTCCGTCCCAAGGGAACACTTCACCAGTTGATGACTGATTACTGTGCTTTTTAAAGTCATCCGACTGTCCGTTCCATTGGCAATTACGGACATCGTAATCCCTTTGTCTACGGTCCAACCACTCTCCTAAATCCGCCTGTGTTCTGCGGTAAGTGTCAGCAAGATAATTTACGTCAGGTTCTTTACTGACATAAAGTAATTCGGGATCGGCGGCAGACTGCATATGCGTAGCATAATGTAACCTTCTGTAGTCGCTATTGCAAGATTAATACCCACCACCACCTGTGCAAATCAAGGATTCCTGACCTATATGATCAGCGCCACTAACCATTAAATATCTTATACAATCAACAAAATCCTTAAAATGTTCGGCTCTGGATTGTCCGCTGTACTCAAGCATTGAGGTAATAAAATTATCACACCTGTCGGATACATAAAGCTTGGGATGATTCTTATCTGTCATGGGTTCTGTGTCATCCCATGAAAGGGCATCATTAATCTTTGCAATACCCGCCTCAACTTCCACGCCCGGTGCGGGTCGCATCACAAAGTCAAGGTTTGCCATTGTATTAATAATGTTACTCTCTCCCTCTTTTTCACGCACTGTTGCCGATCCCATGCGTGGATCAACAATCCGTTCAAAAATATTCTCTCCTTGCTCAAGATCCAAGAAGTGATCCTTGTATTGATTGTAAC